GGCCTGGGGCAATCCACTTGTCCTGTTATATATCCGTGGGGTGAGCTGTAAGGCCAAGGCGTTTCTGCTGGTTGATTACGCCACCATGCTGCGCAAGTCCGATGCCCAGAGCGATGCCATGGAAGCCGACGAGACCGCAGGCCGGTGGCACCGGATGGCATCGGATGCCGTTAACCAGATCCAGGGCAAAACAAATATCCATGCAGAGGCACTATGAAGCTGCTGACCGCTTTGGCTCAATATATCGAAAGCCTTCCCGGCATTACCCGGGACCAGATTGATGCGTTTGCCGATCTGGGAACGCTGGCCCCCACGGGCAAGGATCTGAGTAACGGCTTTGAGGTGGGACGGTTTAAGTATGACGCTGTGATTGATATTGACCGGTGCCCGGCCAGGATAGCCCCGCTGCTTTTGGCAGGGCTTGTGCTGTGGCTGGCAAAAAATGACCCGGAGCGTGACGAGATGGGCCTTGAAGACCCGGACATTGACGTGACCCTGGAGGATGACCAGACCGTGTTTGTTCAGATTACCGTGGCGTTTAAAGAGTCTGTCCAGATTGTGGAGGATGAAAACGGCCTGCTTGAGTGGGATGACAAGACCTGGGCCGTTGCTGATATACCCATTTATGTGGCTGAGTCCGGCACGGTGGAGAGGGGCTGATGACATCGCCTGATATCCGCATAGATACGGACCGGCCTTCCCGGCTGAAACTGGCTGAGCAGATTGATGTGCTGACCATGTCCCCCGGCAACCGCCGGCGGCTGTTAAAAAAGATCGGAACCGAGGTCCGCAAGGAGACCCGGGGGAATATCCAGAAACAAAAAACCGTATCCGGACAGCCCATGGAATCCCGGGCATCCAAGAAAAAACGGCGGATGATGAGCAAGATGTCCAAGGGCATGATCACACGGATTGTGGATGACCACAGCGCCGTGGTGACCTGGAAGAATCCGGGCCAGGCCATGGTGGCCGACCGGCATCACCGGGGTATTCCCGAAGAATTCACAGCAAAGAAAGCCGCACGGATATATGGCCGCCCCAATTATGGCAAGCCCGCCACACCGGCCCAGGCCAAATCTTTGAACAAAGAGGGATACCGGCGGTTGACTGCCAGAAAGCGGGGCAAGGGCAAGGCGGTTTTAAAACGGGTATCACAAAAATGGATACGGGAGAACATGACCCAGGGACAGGCGGGCCTGATCCTCCGGCTGATGCGCACCGACTCAACCAAAGGCGTACAGAACTGGTCAATTAAAGTCCCGCCCCGGCCAATCCTCGGGGCCACACCAGAAAACGCACAAATTTATCTGACTGCCATGGCCTGGGATGCCTTGCAGCAGATCAAACGAAAATAAGGAGACCACCCTATGGCACTTGGTACCATACAGATCAACCGGCTTGACCTCTTCCAGGGGGAATTGTCCGACGTTGAAATGCATTTTTTATTCATCGGCCAGGGCGGCACCAATGTGGGCAGTGTGCTGTCTGTGACCCAGGAGGCGGACCTGGATGATGATTTGGGAGAGGGTGATTCTGTTTTAAAAACCCAGGTCCAGGCGGCCATGGATAATGCGGACCAGAACTGGTCTGCCAGTGTGATGCCTATTGCTGCAGAAACAGACTGGCAGGATGCCGTGGACTATGCCATGGGCGTGACCTCCTGCGAGGCCATTGTTTTGACCGATGCGGTGACCGAATCCACGGCAATTGAAGCCATGCAGACCAAGGCCGATGCCATCATGTCCACCTATATGCGCCCTGTTTTCATTCTGACGGCTGTGGCCGGTTGCGATGCTGAGACCCAGACCTGGGCCACCTATTGTGCAGCAGTCAAGGAGATCATTGACGGGATCTCTGCGGATTCGGTGGCGGTTGTCCCGTATCTGTGGGGTTTTGACCTTGGGACATTGGCAGGCCGCCTGTGTAATTCGTCCGTGACCGTGGCTGATACCCCCATGCGGGTGGCGACGGGGGCGTTGTCCGGCTCCTGGTCAGACAAACCCGTGGACAGTGCCGGGGCCGAGATCTCCATGGCCTACCTTAAAACCCTGGATGGGTACCGGTTTTCCGTGCCCCAGTGGTACCCGGATTATGACGGCATGTACTGGGGGGACTGCAATATGCTGGCATCCGACGGCAGCGATTACGAGGTGGTTGAGTACGTCCGGGTGATGAACAAGGCGGTACGCCAGGTCAAGCCCTATGTGATCGCCAGGATTGGTGACCGGCGGTTGAACTCCACGGCGGTGTCCATTGCCGAGAACAAAACCTATTTTATGAAGCCGTTGCGGGCCATGGCCAAGAGCGTGACCATCGGCGGCTATACCTTCCCGGGTGAGATCTACCCGCCCACGGCGGACTCCATTGTGATTGAGTGGAAGTCCAAGACCAGTGTGCTTATTTACATCACGGTGCAGCCTTACAACTGTCCCAAATCAATTACCGTTAACCTGGCCCTGGACCTGTCCACGGAATAAAGGAGGAACCGAGTGAAACGAGTCAGTTCAAGTGCATTTAACGTGTCTGTTGGTGATTTTGCCAAGATGCGTGTGGAAAAGGCCACCCTGACCATTGAGGATGGCCGCAAGGTGGTCAAGGACGGCGGCGTGCCCAACGGGTTTGTGCCTGGAGAGGTCGGGGCGTCCGGCGATTTGGAACTGGATGCGGCCGCCATGGCCATCCTGGCCGAGGAAGCAAGCAGCCAGGGATCATGGCAGGAAATAGAACCGGTGGATATCGTATTCTATGCAAAAGGAACCACGGAAGAGGAAAAGGTGGAGGCCTTCGGATGCCTGCTCAACCTGGCCGACATTGTTGAATATGATCCCACCAGCGACAAAAAGTCCATCACCAAGGTGTCCTACGAAGTGACCTCTCCGGATTTTGTCCGGATCAACGAGGTGCCGTATCTGGCCTCTGACCGCACTGAAAATATTGTGGCTGAATAATGGCTGATATTGCGGACAGGGCCTCGGTCATTGAAATGGATGACACCGCCCGGGAAATTAACAAGGCCCGGGCTGCCATATCCAGCGGCCCCGGCCGCATGACTTGCCTGGAATGCGGAGAACCGATACCCGAAGCCAGACAACGGGCGATTCCCGGGTGTCAGCTTTGTGTCCGTTGCCAGGCAGAAAAGGAGACAACACGTGTTTGAAAGACTTGGAAAATGGCTGGACGATATCATTGGCTATGCTGTCAGCGGTATCTGTCTTTCCTGGCCGCACTCATGTGACGGATGGTCAAGCCTGATTGCACTGGTTATCGCGGTGGTGACCCTGGTGTTCATCACTTTACCCAAAGCATATTTGACCATGCATAAATTCCGGGCATGGCTCAGGACGCGAAAGGATGCACCATGAAACGGTTTTGTTTTTTACTGATTTTTTTGTTTGTTTGCGGCTGGGTATTGACCGGGTGCCTGCCTGTTATGCAGGGAATATCTCTGGCTCCGCCTGGTACGGCACCTGCCCAACAGGGTGATGCCCCACCAGTGGCAGGGCCTGTGAACAGCGGCAAAATACAGATAGCGGGGCTATCGAATCACGGAGCGCTCAATATTTACATTACCCCGGATTCTTTGGTTGAACCGGTACCGGATCTGCCTGGCGATGTCACGGCAAGTCCCGGCACCGGGGACATTACATCCATCAAAGATGATGAAGGGCTGCGGCTCAAACCCTATGCGGACCATAAAGGGAAAACACACATCGGGTATGGCCGGAACCTGACGGACAAAGGGATCAGCCGGGATGAAGCAGACGTCCTATACATTGAGGATTACACAGAGGCTGTGGAGGATCTTTCACAGCGGGTGTTTTCCGGTTTGTGGGATGGGCTGCCCGAACAGGCCAAGGCGGTGCTGATCAACATGAGGTACCAGCTGGGGCCGGAAGGGTTCCGGGGATTCAGTGAGATGATCAAGGCGGTAACGGCCCATGACTGGGGCCGCATGGCAGATGAAATGCGTAACAGTGAATGGTACCGGGATGAACGTACCCGGCCCAGGGCCGAACGATTGGCCCTTATAGTAGAGCGTATCAATTAATAAAAGGAGTGAACAGTATGGATACATTACCAATCCATTGGCTTTGGACCCTTGTTATTTTTCCAATCATCATCGCTTTTTTTAAAAACGAGATCGGCAATGTGCTCATCGCCTGGAAGGTCTATAGACTCCGGTCCTTTGACGTTGACGGCAACCCCACCACAGAAGACCGGGTGCAGTTGCTCAACGGGGCAACCGGTCAGTGGGGGGATGCCGTCATTGAAAAGTATGTGTTTTCCTTAAATGCCAAACGCAGGGGCGTTTACCTGCGGTATCCGGACGGCGGGCGGGAAAAGGTCGGCTTGCTTGATTGGGCCGGTTTCCGGAAGCGGACACCGCCTGCAGCCTGATCGTGATTCACAGCACCATAACTTTAATCATCAAACAATTATAAAAGGTGACATATGTCTGAAACCACCACAGTGACCCTGACTGCGAATAAAACCCCTTTAACCTTTAACGTATCTACGGATGACCAGGAGCGGCTCATTGATGAGCTGACAGCCACCAACAAGGTGCAGCCCATGAATAATTTTCTGGTGCGGACCATTGATAAAAATTGCAAGGAGAGCCTGAAGCCATTCCTTGCCCAGCCCACGGTGGTGATGCAGCTTGGGGAAAAGCTGGTGGAGAAGGTCTCCCCGGCCATTAAAATCACCGTGGGGGAGTAGAACGCATCGCGGCCGGAATCGAAGAAAACGCCCTGGCCCAGATGCGGGCGTTTTCCCATAAATGGTTTCCGGGCCGCGATGTGAACACCCGGTCCATGGCAGAGGCTTTATTTCTGGAAAATGATTTTTGGGAAAAACAGCGGGTGGCGGTGGCCAATGGCGTGGCCACGGCATTTAAATGACAGGATGATATGGCGACGAAACTTGAAAAACTGATGTTCTCTATCGACCTGCTGGACAGGGTCTCAGGCCCTGCCGGGCGGATCAAGAAAACGCTGGGCGGGGTGGCAAGCGCGGCGAATGACAGTTTTGCCAAGATCGGCGGCGGGGTGGCCGGGGTGGCTGCGGCCGGGTACACCATGCAGGCCATGGTGGCACCTGCCAATGAGTTCAACATGGCCATTGG